GATTACCTTGTGGTGGCTGGCGGTGGTGGAGGCGGACGGGATAGAGCTGGCGCTGGCGGTGCTGGTGGCTTTAGAACAGGCACGGGAGCGGCGGTAACGGGTGGAGCTTCGTACACAATCACTGTTGGGGCTGGTGGGGCAGGTGGTATAGCTTCGCCTGCTACTGATGCAGTTAACGGGGTAAATTCTTCAATTGTTGGTGGAGTAGCCCCATTTGCATCCCCGGGAATAGTTTCTGCTGGTGGTGGATATGGCGCTGGCGCCCCAAGTTATGTCGCTAATTCTGGTGGCTCAGGTGGTGGCGGTTATGGTCAAGCTATTAGTGCCCCAAGTTTGACAGGGGGTTCTGGCAATACACCTAGCGTAAGCCCCTCTCAAGGTAACAATGGAGGCAATGGTATAGGCTCTCCTTATGCTGGTGGTGGCGGTGGAGGCGCAGGCGGAATAGGTGGAACTGCTACAGCAGCAAATGTAGGTGGTTTTGGTGGTATAGGTATGGCATCAGTACTTTCAGGAAACTCTGTTACTTATGCTGGCGGTGGTGGTGGTGGTGGCGGAACTAGCCCAAGTACAGGTGGTGTTGGTGGCGCTGGGGGTGGTGGTTCTGGAGGTAATTTTGGAGTGGCTGGTACAGCAGGAACAGCAAACACAGGCGGTGGTGGTGGCGGCGGGGGTGGCGGTTCAGCCGAAGGTGGCGCTGGCGGTTCAGGTATTGTTATTCTTAGACTATATTCGTAAGGTGAACGATGAGTAATTATCCCGGTCGGATCATCACAAAGAATCCGGTAACAATATCAACCACGCAAGCTTCAGGTATCTGGACGCTGCAACAGGCGCTGCAAGCTATCAAATCAGGCGTGTGGCCCGGTATCGGCTCGACTGTCTCACAGAGCTTCACTGCTTCTGGTTACTGGACTGCACCTGCTGGTGTTACGCAGGTAGATTATCTGGTGGTGGCAGGTGGCGGCGGTGGAGGTAGAACTGCTGGTGGTGGTGGTGCGGGTGGATTTTTAACTGGAACTGCGTTAACTGTTGTGCCGGGTACTACATACGCTATAGCTGTTGGCGCGGGTGGGGTTGGAAATAATACTGACGGGCAAACAGGTTCTGCTGGCGGCATTTCTATTTTTTCTTCTATTACATCAGCAGGTGGTGGTGGAGGCGGGTCTTATAATGCTAATGGGGCTGACGGAGGTTCTGGCGGTGGTGGCGGGGCAATTGATAGCGGCACAAAAAGTGGCGGGGCTGGAAATACTCCAGCTACTTCACCGTCTCAGGGTAATAACGGTGGCACAGGCGGCGGAAGTCCTCGTTCTGGCGGTGGTGGCGGGGGCGCTAGTGCTGTTGGGGCAAACGGAAATACGCCCGGAGCGCCTACAAATGGAGGTGCTGGCGGAGCAGGTACAGCCTCTACAATTACAGGCTCGTCTGTAACGTATGCAGGTGGTGGTGGTGGCGCTACTAATGGCCCCAGTGGCAATGGCCCGGGCGGTGCTGGTGGAGGCGGCGCAGGAGGCGCTGCTGGAACGGCTAATACTGGCGGTGGTGGTGGCGGGAATATAAACGATGTAGGGTATTCAGGCGGCAGCGGCATAGTCATCATCAGATACGTAGCCCCTGTTATTAGCTCTGTTACCTTTACATCTACACAGTCATATACGATACCTGCTGGTGTTGTTAGCGTGGATTACTTGGTTGTTGCTGGTGGTGGCGGGGGTTCAGGCGGCGGTGGTGGTGCAGGTGGTTTCCTTTCAGGTACAGCGTATGCTGTTACTTCTGGAAATACTTCCACTATTACTGTTGGTTCTGGTGGCGCTGCTGGTACTCAAACAAGTGGCAACGCATCGGCTGGAGGTAATTCTTCCTTTTATACACTGACAGCTATTGGCGGTGGATACGGAGCTGGTGGTTCTGTTGCCGGTGGCACTGCTGGCGGTAACGGCGGTTCAGGCGGTGGCGGTAATCTTGGAAATACTATTACTGGAACTGCGGCTGGGGGAACTCCGACATCTGGGCAAGGAAACGCAGGTGGCGCAGCAATTTCAAGCAGCAACCCCGGTTGGACAACAGGCGGCGGCGGTGGAGCAGGTAGCGCGGGTGGTAACGGATCAAACTGGGACACAGGTAATGTTTCACCTTTTGGTCCTCTCGGCGGCCTTGGTTTATCATCTTCAATTACTGGTCAATCTGTAATGTATGCGCGTGGTGGTCAGGGTTATTGGTCAAATACAGAAACAGGAAATGCTACTTCTAATACAGGCAACGGTGGTGGCGGTTCACAAACAAGAAATGCTTCAAGTGCTGGATGGGCTGGTGGTTCAGGCATCGTTATTCTTAAACTAAATTATTAAACACATGCACACTAAACATTATCAACTTTACGGTATCGACACAGCTATGCATCTACTACGCCCCGGCGCTAAGTGGGAGATAAGCAACACCATGTTCACACGTTGGGAGGACTCGCGCCCATGCCCGACCATGGAAGAAGTGTTAGAAACAATGGAGAAGATAAAAGCTTTTGAGGACAGCATCAATACGATCTGGACTCAGGAGCAGGTAGAACAGATGCGTGGTCAGCAAGAGATATACGACAGGGCGGTTGCATGAACATAACAAATTTGTTTCCTACAGCAGTAGGGTTTTCAAAGCTAGACCGTGATCTTACCCAGCAAGAGCTGGATTTTATTATCGGTCAGGTGCGCTATCCCAATGAGGGTAATACCACCAGCGAAAACAGAAAGCTGCTGAAGTCTGTAGAACTTACAGAGATACGTGAGTTTATAGAAGACGCAATGTTGGAGTATTTCAAGTCAGTACATGCACCTAAGAATGACGTAACACCGTATATAACGCAGTCGTGGTCTAACTACACAGAGCCTGGGCAGTATCATCACAAACATGCTCATCCCAACAGCATTATCTCTGGTGTGTTCTACCCGCAGGCAAACAAAGAGACAGACAGAATTTATTTCTACAAAGATGGTTACGAGCGCATCAAGATTCCAACAGAAAACTGGAACCATTGGAATAGTGAAAGTTGGTGGTTTGATGTTGGTGCAGGGGACTTGATTATCTTCCCATCCAACTTGACGCACATGGTTCAAACTAAGCAGGGCGATGGAACTCGTATCAGTATTTCGTTTAACACCTTTGTAAAAGGTTACATAGGGTCAGATGAAAGTCTGACTGGCTTACATTTAGGAGAAGAGTAATGGCACATTTCGCCCAGCTTGATAGCAACAACGTAGTTATTCAGGTCATCGTAGTCGATAACAAAGACACGGCTGATGCTTACGGTACCGAGAAAGAACATATCGGTGCTGCTTTCTGCGAGCGCGTACTTGGTGGCAACTGGAAACAGACCAGCTACAACGGCAACAAGCGCAAGAACTACGCTGGTATCGGTTATACATACCGCGAAGATATAGATGCGTTTGTGCCACCACAGCCATTCCCAAGCTGGGTGCTAGATGCTGATGCTAGATGGCAGGCTCCTGTAGCGATGCCTACAGATGGTATGTATTCATGGGATGAGGCTACAACATCGTGGAAAGCAATGGAGTCAGCATGAGAGATTACATACTACAGCGTGTAAAAGAACCTTCTACATGGCGCGGAGCTATTCTGTTCCTAGCAGCTATTGGCGTACCTATTGCTCCACAAATGGCTGATGCTATTGTGACGGCTGGTCTAGGTATTGCTGGTCTAGTTGGGATGTTTACAGCAGATAAATGATTAACAGCCGTAGTCTTGATGACCTGATTCCACCCGCTAAAGTGCGGGTTCAGGCGTTTTTAGAGGCTGCGAAAAAGAACGGTATTGACTTGCTAGTAACTAGCACTTACCGGGATAATGCTAGTCAAAATGCGCTGTATGCGCAGGGGCGCACAACGCCAGGGAAGATCGTAACAAATGCAAAAGCTGGGCAGTCTTGGCATAACTATAAATGCGCTGTGGATGTCGTGCCTATAGTGGCAGGTAAACCCCGCTGGGATGTCAAAGATGAAGTCTGGCAACAGGTGGGTAAGCTAGGTAAAGCCGCTGGACTTGAGTGGGCAGGCGACTGGAAACGGTTTAAAGAGTACCCGCACTTTCAATATACAGGTGGCCTGACACTTGCACAGCTTCAATCAGGTGCAAAGATTGGATAAAAATGCCATTACAAAAACTGCAACTCCGCCCAGGTGTGAATCGTGAAGGAACCACGCTTGCTAATGAAGGCGGTTGGTTTGAGTGTGACAAGATACGATTTCGTTCAGGCTATCCACAAAAGCTAGGCGGATGGACTCCGCTATCAAGTAATACGTATGAGGGTGTAGCCCGTTCATTATGGAACTGGGTAACACTGCGCGGATATAACTTGCTTGGCGTCGGCACCAATCTTAAATACTACGTAGAGAACGGTGGTGTATATAACGACATCACGCCTATACGTAAGGTAACTACA